TGTCACCCCTGTCATTTTGTCACCCCATACTTTATGCACGGGCAATTTATAGAGTGACGAACTACTGCGCTGCGTGGTTGTGAGCAATCCATGTTGCTCCGCAGCGCGTAGATGTCGTTGTACAGTTCTGATAGAGAGCTCACACTTGTCTGCAACGGTCGCAACCGCAGGGAACGCAACTCCCTCATCATCAGCCCAATCAGCCAACGCCAGTAACACTAAACGTGTTGGCGCAGGAATGCCTTTCAATGTCCACACCCATGTCATTGCTTTTACGCTCACGAATCTGCCCTCCAGGTGTGTGCCTATATTCCTATGAGTTGACCAACAGCCTTCAAGCCACGTGTCATCTCATCCTTGCGTGCTCCGAACATCACACCTGAGTCAGCGTTGCGTCCCTGTCTCCAGTTAGAGGTTTCAGTTATCGCATTGAGCGCAGACCAAGCGGTGTTGCTCATCCACGGAAAAGCAAGGTTCATCTCCTCGTACATCTGGAATGCACCGGAGCGTAAAGCCTCTGCTCGTTCCTTCTGCTTCTCGTACCGTTCAAAGCCCTCTCCACCCGAATTCGTGAGCAGTTGCTTCACTTGTTCTTTGCTGAGAGATTCGCTTTGTACTGCCGTGTTGATCTTTGCGTTACGTGGCTTGCGTGGCATCGGGTAGGCAGCGTCGATGAGTTCTTTCACGTCCTCATCAGTCACACGTGTGTTGACCATCTTTTCCTCGACCTTGATCGAGGTGTTGATCGTCCGCTCTGCACCCGCAATGATGTCAATGGCAAACTGTGTTTCGTCTTTCACGTTCCCTTTGTGCGGAATGGTGTACTTCATCGAAGCACTATCCAACGCCCAATGGTATGTGTTCCAACAGACAACTCTCACCTTGACGAGCGCAACCTGTACTGAGTGTGATCCATCGTGTCCGGTGGATACCATCAGGTAGTGTTTGCATTTGTCCTTGCCAACCGTGTAATCACCTGCATCTAGCATGAGCCACGCAACCTCACCGTTGCCAAGAGCACCCACGGTTTCGATTGCCCACTTTGTGTTCACGTTTTCCAACATGGCAGCGAGTTCTCGATTTTGCAGGATGTTGTAACCATCGCTTACAACGCCCAGGATTGCAGCCGAGTCCACCTTGTCGTTGAACGTGTGCTCCTCTCGAACCACAGCACGTTTGTTTGTCAGTTCCATCGGTACGATTTCACCATCGAGCTCGTACTGTGCCCATAAAGGCGCAAGTGTCACATCGTAGTCGATACCTGCATGTATGAACGCATCGGCAACTGACATTGGCTCGTTGATAACTTGTCCAATTCTGTGCCATGCTGGTTCACGTACTGATGTGAGTCGTTCGCCGAATATATTTGCTGGCATAAATATGCCCTCCTATTTGCTTATATGTGACAGTCAACTAAGACTGCTACGTGGTCGCCGTATGTCTTACGTGCATCCTCCCATTGTTTCTCGTACTCTTCATTGTCATCCGTTGTCGTAGCAAACCAGCCCATACGTGCGCTCTCAATCCACTCATAACGTGGCGTGACAAATGCAAATGGCTTGAAGTCCTTTGCAATGTCTTTCATAAACGCAACATTAGTTCCGGTGGGAGCGTTATCAAACTTTCGCTTCATGCCTAACGCTGGCTTTCCGTTCGACAGCTTTGCAGTCTTGCCTTCCGCATAAGAAACGTGACAGGCGTTGCAACCCCAATCTGGATCTTCTGCTCGTCTTTCGTTTCCGATCTCGTCATCACGCAAGCCTGTGCCCTTGCAATAAGTACACTTTTCGTAGTTGCGTATGTCATCTTTAGCGTCGTAACCCTCCACTAACTTGCCTTCCCATCTGCCACCGACCTGATACCAGTCCCACTTACTCGCTGGATTGTAAGTGGTCACTTTTGTGCCTGATCCGTTGCAATCCTCGCAGTCAGGCGTGGGTGCGACTTTTGACCAAGTTGAAGTTGACTTGTCGTATTGTTCCCTGCACCAACAATCCTCTGGGCGAGGTGGCGCTTTCCAATTCTCATCGAATGGCGCAAGTAAACTCTCGATTGCTGCTTCTGCATCTAAGCTCGTGAGTTCATCCGCCTTTCGTTTGCCTTTGGTATGCGTGTTGTTCGTTATCACTATCGCCGTAAAGTGACTCATGTGTGCCCTCCCTGTTAGCTTTTGCCACGATTCTGCATGGCTTCTTTGATCGCATCCTTGTCGGATTGCTGCTTGGCGTTGCCTTCACTCGTGCGCCTGGGTTTACTCGCTGGCTTTTTTGTCTCCGCTTTCGCCGGAGTTTCGGTCGTCGAGTTGACCAGTTCAGCAAGCTCGCCTGTGCCCACAAATTCGAGTATGGACATGTAGGTTTTCTTGCGTCGCAGGAGTTTCTTTGCTGCCTTGAACTTGGGAATGATTGTCTCATCCTTGTTTTCGTAGATCATATCTCTCATGGCGCTCCACGGTGAGCCCACCATCTCGTCTACGGGTATGTCAAGTACCGCTGCTGCTGCAAACCGTCGTAATGTCTTGTCTCTCACACCTGATGCGTTACCCATTGTCGTTATCCTCCTGTGCAAAAAGCACTAATTCGTGTTCGCCAGTCTCATTGTCGATCATGGCGTATGATGTTTTTGTGTACGAGCATATCTGCATGTCTAATCCTTGTTCTCCATCGAACTTCCAAGACCTCGATACACGCGTACCTCCGAACCCTCTCCATTCCTCGGTGACAGTCAGCTTGCCATAGAATATGCGCTTTACCCGCTCTCTTGGCTTCGCCTGTGCTGTCAGCTTGAACTGCTTTCGTTTTGCTGCTGTCGAAACAGCCATTTTTGCCCTCCCTCTGATGTCTAATCTCTCTCTATGAATATAGAGAGATTAGACTCAGCTTCTTGAATCAAGTTCCAATTCCATGTTTTCGTATGCAAACACCTCAGCAATCGCCTGTCTGAAAGGCAAGCATTTGAACTGAAGCTCCTTGTTGTTCATTATCTCCTCAATGGCGTACATCATTCGCATGGCGCGCTCGCCATCTATCTCCAAATCCCCTTCCGAAACGCACGAACCACACATAATTCGTGCGCTCGGAAAGGGCGAGTCGTCTATATCAGCAGGAACACGGTTCACGTATCCGCTTACACGTGTGTCCTGTCCACAGTGAACACATTGGTCGTCATGCTCATCGCCTAACGTGTGCTCTTTGAATAATTTGTCGCCTGTTGCTGTATCTCCTGACTGATATGCACGTGCAACGTCAAGCACATCTCTGAATCTAAAGTAATCTGTCATGCTCGCACCTCCGATATTGCGTCATCAACTCGACTTTCAGCAGCGTCTATGTAGCCGATAGCATCTTCAATCGAGCCTAGTCGGTCGCTAAGATGCTCTAACTCGTCGCTACCCTCTGCACTCTCAGGCATATTGTCGAGCTTCTCCTCTCCCTGATCGTAAATTTCTTGGAGAATCTCTCTCGATTCAACGAGCCTGTCGAGCGCCTTGTCTAACTCTCGCTGCACCTCTGTCTGTTGTTGTGGTTTCATTACGCTTGCGCCTCCTGTGAATAGTCCTCGACCAACAGGAATCCTGTCCCATTGCCCTCTGGGTCACGTTGTACCCACGCTAGTTTTTTGTCGCCCTCCATAGGCGAGACTGTTGCTCTTTGCCACTCCAAAATCAATGCGGGCATTGGCATAGTTGGATCTGATTCATCGTCCAATGCAACGTCTATGATCGTGTAGCCTTTCAGTTTTCTCATCTCGTTCACGATGTATTTCATCTCACGTGTAATCATGCTCGCACCTCCTTAGTGCCTTTAGTTGAGCCACAGTCCACGCATACCGTGACTTTTTTCGCTTGCTTTTGTTCGCTTGTCCAACCCCACGGCGCATCGTTGTATGCGTCTGTCGTACGCATGTCGAAATTCGCATCGGCAAGGTCGTTTCGTATAAGTTCTACCAACTTTCCAACGACTGAATTCTCATAGCTCTCATGCTCACATGCCTGATAGTCGTAGCAGTCAAAGATTTTCAACGCCTCAGTGTATGTAGGCATACGTGTGGTTTCGTCGTACTCGTACCGTTCACCCCACCATGCGGGACGCGCCCCTGGCAATTCCAACATTCCATCACGTGGATAACGATTGGAAACGCTGAGAATAACCTCATCTGTAAGCGCCTGTCCGATGATGTTTTTGATTACTGTGCTTTGCACATCGTTCAATGAATCAAGTTTCGGTTGCCCCTCGTAATAGCCCTCGAACACGCCTTTTGCAAACGTGTTGTACTTGTCAGTGTCCGCAATTATGCGAACCATAGCGTCGATGTGTTCTTTCGCTGGTATCCATGCGCTCATGCTCGTACCTCCTTATGCCTAAGCCACCGGGTTACATCTACCCAGCGGTCAGTTTTAGTTTCGACCCAGTCCGTTACGTCATAGTTTTGATAAACGCAGACTTTCAGCGGTGAGTCCTCTTTATAGGAGTCCAGCCCTCGGTTTACAGCGTCCTCTTTATAGAAGTTGACCTCAAGCATGGACTCGTCAAGTCCGTCCCACCAGTCAGGCTGCTTGCCTTCAGCAACCCAACGGGCATAGGAATCCTGCAATGATTTCTTTATCATGTTCGTACCTCCTGTAGTGCAGCTCGTATCTCTTTGAGGGTTTGCCATGCAGGATGATCGTCTGCTTCGGACTCTACTAACCCCTCAATGTCAGCTTCAGCACAAACTAACGCTTTTACAAGCGCGTCGTGTGCGTTGACTGCCCTGTACGCTTCGACAAGCGCGTCGTTTGTCATGCCTGCACCCACACGTGACTTTAGATCTTCGCGTGGCATTTGGTTTCCGCAATCACTGCAATAAATGCCCATCGTTTTTTTCATGTCGTTTACTCCAGTTGCGTACCATGGTGTTGGTGTATGTGTCATGCTCGTGCCTCCTGTGTGAATGGACTCACAAATCCTTCGCCACTCATACGTGTTTTATTGCGTGGGTTTGAATCTGAGCGCATCGTCACGTGAATCTCACGCCCAATCCACGGAAAATTCTCCGGTTCCTCACCTGTGATTGCCTTGAACCACCCGTACACGTCACAATCTTCCTCCAGATACACGTAATCGTCGTCCTTGTAGCTAAAATTGCTCGCCTTGTACCCGCTCAACTCGTATATGTCTTTGGGTATTCTCAGCCAGCCATGTCCCTCGTCCGTAATAAACACCAACTCGCTCATAATTGTGTGATCTAGTGCCATGCTCATGCCTCCTATTCGATAAGCCCCATGTATTCGCCATCGTCCATCATCGCCGCGACGCCATCGAGATCGTCGCCCAATATGTCGTACAAGACAGCCGATGCCTGTGCCTTAGACAGTTTGCTTGACTCGTACTTACGTGTGTGATTACCCTCCTCGTGGTATCCCCAACAGTTCATACAAATCAGCTTGTCGTCACATGCGTCGTTGCTCCCACACCCACGTGACTTTAGATCTTCGCGTGGCATTTGGTTTCCGCAATCGTGACAGGTTGGTGGCTTCACGCCCTTGCATAGCGAGCACCTGCCTTGGCGTACACGTTCGATCTCCTTTCGATCTTCATCGTCGCCTATGTATAGTTCGTATGGTTCGCCACACGTGCTGCAATAAATGTCCATCGTTTACTCCTGTGTGTATGTGAGAACACCCGTGAATTTACAACGTACCGCTTTCTCCTTTCTCCTCTGATTCCTAAGATTCAGAGGAGAAAGGAGCAAGTGCTCAGGCGTGGTACTCACCACGAACAGCCTCGATCTCACGACGCAAATGTGCAAGCAACCCGCTTACATCACGTACCTGAGAATCCCAATCGTCATACGTCTCCGCGACGCAGTTCGTACACTCGATGAAAACGCTCATGTGTTGAGCGAGTTCAGTCGCAGTCGCTTGTAAGTCATGCGCGAGTGCGACTCGTTCTTGTGTTTTCATGTCGTTTACTCCTATTTCATCGAACCCAGAACGAGATCACGTACTGTCCAGTCGCCATCGTTCATAAACGTCACGCCGTCGATGAACTCGGTCGTGCCCATTGGAGTGGTCACGTACCATGTCCAGTCCTGCTGGTGTACGTGAAACTCCAGATTGAACTCGCTTGCGACCTGATTCATGCGTGTCTTGGTCGTCTGTGTACGCCAACCGCCAGAATCAAGTACGATCTGTCCGCAGTCGTTGTGGATTTTCACCACGTCCGTGTTGTGATAGGTAACGACAGTCCACCCGTCACGATTTGCAACGTGTGTCTTGTGTTTCCCGATTTTGTGTGTTTGTCCCACGTATGCCCCCCTACGCTACTTGTGTGTAAATTCCATCTGCGTTGTATTCGACTGGCTCTGTCACGTGACCCCATTCGCACTCCATAAGGCGTGGGTCTATCAGTGCAGAACCATCGCTGGGACACGTCATCGTGACTGTGCCACATTCGCCACAAACTGTGAAATCTCGCATACTGCCCTCCAAGTTTCCAAAATTTTCCAGTCCCCATCTCTCTCTCCTCCCTCTTTAGAGGGAGAGAGAGATGGGGTATAGCTAGTTCCAGTTTCATCTCATACGCTTTGACCTCCCGCATCGTATACATACGCGTCCATCTTGTTTGATTCGTTCAATGCGCGCCCAAACTCGACGCCATCTGTGAATCCCGAACCAACACAGCCAGAACATACGTGTACCTCCTAACGTGCATCCAATATGAGTGCGATCAAGAGCGACCACACGAGAATCGCCACTATGGGTAGCGTTTGCCACGGGAGTACGCCGTACTCTCCACGCCACCACTTGCGTATACGATTTGCCATGCGTGCCTCCTTAGGCTAATGCCTTGCGTACCTGTGCAGTTGTCAGTTTGCCATGCGCCTTCGTCGCACGTATGAGTGCCTTTATGTGTCCAACGCCTTTGGCGAGTTCAGCCTTGTACGTGGCTACCCATGCCTTCGCGTAGTTGGGCAATCTCGTGCGTGTTGGCTTTGCGCTCGTTTTTGCGGGCTTTGTGGTCGTTTTTGCGGGCTTTTTCGCCTTACTCGCGTGTGCCTTGCACCAGCTTATGTGGTATGCGTAGCCGTTGCCGTTTTTGCGAAAATCGCTCCGAGTTTTCTTGCACATGCGTGCCTCCAATGTGTGTTATTTGCGCGCCTGTTTTGCTTGTGCAGGTATGCTCATGTCCAGTTCGGACACGCTATACGTTGCGTCTGAGTGATACGTGATGACCGCGTAGAACGGGTTATCGTTGCCACTCGCCAGTTGTTGCCTAATCGCGTGTCGTTCAGCGCGTGCGGTCATTCGCCTGTCGAATTTCGTCTTAGGCTCGTACCTGAGTCGCCTATTCGGGTTCACGTAGCTTCGTGACATATGTGTGCACCTCCAATGTGCGTTATGTGTGTGTCCTATACGATCAACGCGTACTCCACGCGTGCTCCTCTCCTGTCGTGTGCGCACATATCCGCGGGATGTATCGGAGACTCACGTGCGTACTCGTCCCACGTGCCGATCTCCTTGTCTATGTACCAATCCCACGTGCGCTCCTCGGAAACCCACGTATTGACGTAGCACGTGCATGGCACGTGCATAGGCGCACCTTCACACGTGTCCCAATCTGCGGAATCGAGTTCGTCAACGAGCCAGTCCACGTACATGCAATGCACGCAGTACATCCCCGCGTCTGGAACTTGCGATACGTACAACGCCCTCTCCCACGTGTGCATACCTAACATGCACCTAATCGCCTGAATCAATTTGCACCTCCAATGTGCGCTATGTGTGTACGTGGGAAATCCCCACGATCATGAACACCACGCAATGTGTGATGCCCATGAGCGTGAGAGCAAACTCTCGTTTGCCCCCACACGTACGCCTGGGTTACTCGACCGCAAGCCACTCGAACATGTCAGCGACGAGGTTCTCGCTCACCTTAGGATCGCCCACGAGATCTGCGAACGTGAGTTCGGTGTCGGGATGTCCCTCCACCTGCATTGCAGTGCCCGCAAGGGCTGTCGCTTCACGTGACGACACGTAGGTGTCGTTTGACTCGAATCCCTCGTGATCGCGTATTGGCGCAGGTATGTCGTTCACGATTTCGTTCGCAATGTCGTCCACGATGGACGTGTGTGTAGAGTTAGGCATTTTGCCTCCTGTCGCACCACAAGGTGCGTATATGTGTGTACGTGGGAATGTGTCCCACGTGAGAGAATCCAAGTCGCCTCGAACGCTCTCACGTAGACGCAAGGCGTACACCTTGCGCCACGTATTGCGCCTTACATGTCCACGAGATACGGGTCACTGATCGACGCCGGATCGACGTAGCCACCCGTCACCCGCACGTTGCCATGCGAGACGTGATAGTCCTCGTACAAGGCGCGTATGTGCTCTGAGTCTGACCGACTCACCTCGGGCAACACGCTCACGCCTTGCGACGTGGGCGCATTGTCCGTACGTGTGGGTCATGCAAGGCGTGCTACGCGGCAGTCAGTTGCACCCTTGTCGCCCCAGAACTTGCGTGTGCATACGCTCACGTCATGCACCTTGCAAGGCACTTCACGTTTTGCCTTTTCGGGTTGTGCCTCAGGCGTAGGTGTAGGTGCAGGTACGTCTGCGTCTACGCTGGGGCGTTGTGCGAGCGTGATCACGAAGTCGACCAACGTTGCCTTGGGTAGGCGTGCGAGCGATGCTGGGCTGAGAAATACGGTTGTCATGGCGATCTCCTGTGCGTACCCGCTGGTATGTGTGCCCATGTGGGCGGGTCTGGCGGGAGCGGGTGTCTCGCTCGACCTAAAACCAGACTATCACGGCAAAAATCTGCTAGGTCGTGCATAGGCGTGCCCGCTCGCGTGGGCATAAGGCAGATCCGAGATCGAAAAACTTCAGCCTCGCGCGTGCCCGAGGGCAGCGTCGCGCGCGTGTGGTAGCACACCGAAACGGATACGGCAAATCAAGGGGCAATTGAGAAGGGTGGCACCTAGTATCGACACAAACCCGGCGCTTTACGTGGGCGCGACTCCACTGACACGTGCGCGTACTCAACTTGTACAGGTGTGCGGGTTTTAGACGCGCCTGCGCGAGGCACGTCGTGAAGCGTTCGCCCTTTTCGCCCTTTACACGTGGTGGGTACTACTGTCACAGATTTTTGGTTAGTTATATTTCTTATGTCTGTGTATGTGTGTTAGTTAGCTACAGTGTTGTTTGTCTGTTATCACTAAGTGAGTAGTGTTGTAGCTGTTGTTAGCAGAAAGAAAGTTAAAACCCCCCAAACCCCCCTTTTATAAAGAAAGAGTTTGTTTGTCGCTAACTCATCGGGACTTTTGCCGGTCATCATGGGCAAAAAATTGATGGGATGTATGTCTGGTCAGCGTTCCTGACTGTCATCCGGTGCGGTTCGGGCTTTATAGCGCTGTCTTTGTAAGGTTTTAGACCTTATCACATTATTATCGGTCTTTGCATTTGCATTGCGATATTTGCTTTGTCTGCCATCTCTTCATATGGATCGAATCCATCGTTCAGGCAATCCTCGTAATTTGGGCAGGGACATTCAAACACGTGCATATCGTGAAGCGCACAGTAGTAATCTTCACATGCTTCGCATCTAAGCCATCTTGGGTCCATGAAGAACCTCCTATTACTTAAATTAATAGTCGGGGCACAGTCTCCACACATAAAAAGACCTGCCCCGACACAGGAGGCGAGCTTGCTTGGAGGGCAAACACAAAGCCACATCGGAGTATACACATATTGTATTCTTATTGCTATGCCAACAAAAAGATTACGTCCGAAAGAGAAGCAACGCAGGGCAAACGTCCGTAAGTTCCAGAACGAGAAGAAGAACAATACAGTTGCAAAGTTCAACGGAAACGTGGTACGCGCAGAAGCCATGCTGGTAGAGGTCAAGGAGCTTGCCAAAGAGCTCCGACCGTTCCTGCAAAACGGCGCAATCCTTCTGGGAAGAAGATGGGACGACCTGATCTCAGAACAGATAAACGTCGCAATAACCGGAACACAGAAAAGACTCGTGCTTGGAGATGACGGTAAACCTGTCCGTGATAAAAAAGGCAATGATGTATACACATCAACCCCTGTAGACGGTAAGGAACAGATAAAAACAAGACAGTCCCTTATAGAGATGTTTCCCAGGCTTATACCGGAAGAAGCAAGGAATCCAGAACACGATCCCCTCGCGGGACTCGCGCACGTATTGCAAAACGGCGGTGGTGGAGAACTCGTGGTAGCAGCGAAGGTAAATGAGAAAAACTACGAACCTGACGAAAACATGGTGGAAGGTGTAGGAAGTTTAATCAGTGACAACAGCAGCAAAGACTCAATTATCGACACAGATTCCCAGAACGCCTGATTCCTGGAAGGTCGCCTGGAGACACGTAATGACACAGATCCCCCCATCCTGTGTTCATACGGACGAACTGCTTTCTTTAGGATTTGAGCAATGTGAACATCAGCAGGTATCTCCTGAGTGGGAATCGGTCTTTGATGCCTTTTCAGACTTAAAAGAGTGCAACAAGTTTATTGCAGCAGGTGGTGAAGGCTCCGCGAAATCCCACGACGCTGCTCTGTTCCTCATTTCACGATACATGTACGACATGCTCACGCTTGAAAGAAAGCCGAGACTGTACTGGATTATCGGAGCAGACTATGAAGATGCCTATAAAGAGTTTTCATACGTTATGGAATTTCTTGAAGCGCTTGGAAAACTCAAGATGCGCCAGAATTCTAAGGGAGATCTCACACCGACTGGAATAAAAGTCGTGAGAGGTGGGCGTGACCAGTGTATTCTCACCACGAACGATGGCGTTGAGATCAGGACTATCTCCGCGAAAGACGAAACCAAGATTGCAAGGGAAGAACCAGACGGAATCGTAGGGGCAGAGGCGAGCAGGTGGAGTGCTGAAGCGTTCAGAAGGTCTTTGGGCAGGATTGCAAGACTTCCATACTCATGGTTCTTCGCATCAGGATCATTTGAATCAGATCAGGGTGGATTCCACGCAAGGTTCAAGGCTGGACAGGGTGATAACAGCCAGCGAATGAAGTCAAAGTCCATCCCCTCATGGGCAAATCGCCATGTATACCCTGAAGGCGAGACAGATTACAGGATTCTGGAACTGAAGGCAGACTACTCGATCGACAGGTTCAGGGAACGGGTGATGGGAGAGCCAGCCCCGCCCAAAGGACAGGTAATCAGTGGCATAGATCCGTCGAAACATATCAAGGGCGACCTTAAATATGATATACGCGAGCCCGTATACCTGTTTGTAGATCCAGGGACTCTCGTTTACTGTGTGCTCTTCGTCCAGATAATACGGAATCAGGTCAGGGTTCTAGAGGAAATCTATGAGACTCAGGCAGAAACCGACAATGTTATAGGGATGGCTCGCCGGAAAGAAGGCTGGCGACATATTACCTTGAAAGGGCACGTTGCAGATCACGCTGGAACACAACGCCATATGGGGTCTGCACCCCATTTAAGGACATGGAAAGAACAGACAGGGATAGCATTCGAGACTCTGGGAAAAGGGATGGATCAAAACCTTAAAGCAGAGCAGATAATGTCATTCCTAAACGTCGATCCGTACACCGGAGAGCCCGGACTTGTCTTTCATCCGCAATGTCGTGGCGTACTATCTGAAATGGGAGTTGGAATATCTCCAGCATCAGATCAAGGAGGTGGAAGATGGATGCGGGAAGTTGGGCATGATGGCACAGTTCGTGGTATAAAACGAGAGAACGATCATGGCTGCTCCGCGCTCGCGTACGGTTTGAGTGTCCACAGAGGCTCAATAAGACCCGACCGCCGAAGGATTCCTGGCAAACGCCCGTCGAACACATATTCGACCGGATTTAGCATACAGTCTGAGGAAGATTCGGGGTTTGAGAGAATATCAGCTCTTGATTACCAAGCCTTCCCCAATAAGACGATAACCCGTGCGGACGGGACGACGATAACTGTTCCAGGCAGACGAATGAAGCAGTTAGAATCTAATAGGAGAAAACCGCGTGCCTACTGAAAATGACATAGCTGTTACCAGAGTAGAGGATATGCGCGAAACCTTACGCGAATATCATAGCGAGAAGCGCGCAAGCCAGGAACAGGACGATCTTCTATATAACCAGAAGTCTGAAGAACTGGTTGGAGATCAGGTTCCAAGCGATATACCGATTTATCAATCCTCACTGGCAACCGATGTAGTTGACGAAGTTTCCGATCAGCTTCGGACTGATGAGCCCCATGCAATATTCGCTGCCCTGAACGACTCCGACAGGGAAATGCGACGAAAAACGCAATTAGAAGCGTGGGGAGCGCAGGTAATCGTAGACGATGCTCTCGGACAGGACGTTGATGCTTATTCTCAAGGCGGTAAAGACCTCGCTCTTCGCGGAGAGGCAGTAATAAAACGTCTGCATAACACCGAAGTTCCTCTAGAGCCTGTACTTACGGACTTTTCCGGCAGGGGCAAAAGAACTAAATTTGATGAAGCACATCTAAAATGGGAGGCAGAGATCGCATCTGTCTCCCCGTTATTTCCTGCACGTGCCGTAGATCCCCTTAATTGCTTTATCCCGCCAAATGCGGTGAATCCCCTTCCATATATCATTGAACATCAGGTTCGTCGTCAGCTTGATATGTGGGAACAGTATCCAGACTGGAAAACAGAGATTGCTGGCAAGATCTGGACAGAAAACGGGCAAGAACGCCAACTCACGACCGATGAGCTTAACGATCCTTTAAGAGAAGTAGACTGGCTTGAATACTGGAGTCCGACCCAATATATCGTTGTTGTTGACGGAGTTGAGGCAGTTGCAAAAGAAAACCCTTACGGCTTTGTTCCTTACGCGCACGAGTATTCAGGACTTGGACGTGTAGACCAAAGAGCATCTTCAAGCGCAAAGGCAGCTTCGATACTATCCAAGATTCGTGGCGAGCTTATGTCAGAGATAATTCTCAAGACAATCATGTTCGAGCTTGCTCAATCCTATGTATTTCCAAGAATCATCGTTCCTGAAGGACGTGAGGATATTGTCAGGCAGGGAATGAGGCATCGGGGGATTCTTACTTACGATCCACAAGATCCTAAAGGTGCACAGTCAATTCAATGGCTAGACCCTATCGACATAAATCCAGCGGTGTCTCAGTTCCTCGGAGAAGCACAGCAAGCGATTGCAAGGCGGGTAAACCCCATTCTCGGCGGGATGCCACAACAGGATTCTGAATTTGGAGTTCTTGAGGCACTTCGGATAGGTCAGGCAACAAAAGGCATCCAGGAAATTACGACCAATTTGAATCGCCTTGCTACCGTGTCAATTAGACAGGCAGCACAGATGCTTATAGCACTTGATACAGATATGACCGTTATGGGAACTGTTCAAAACGGCGGTCGTGATATTAAGATAACTCCGGCACTTCTCAAGACATATAAGCAACTATCTATTGAATTCGAGGCAACTGATCCCGTAGAGCAGACAAGGCGACAACAGGCAGGAATGGTGCTCTACAGAGGAAACGCAATCAGTCGTCGAACCCTTCAGACAAAGTATCTGCCGGAAATTGTTGAAGATCCTGCACAGGAAGATGTCCGAATGGGAACAGAGGCTTCTGCTGCTGCTTTCTATTCTTCTCAGGAATTCATGCAATGGGCAGTTCAGAAACATCAGGCAGCACAACAGGAACAGGTTGCGGAACAGCAGAGAAATGCTGCTCAAGCTAATCTAATGAATGCTGGTGGAATGGGTGCTCCTCCAGGAATGGGTGCTCCTCCAGGAATGGGTGGTGGTGGTGGAGTTGAGGCTTCAAGGACTTCTACAGTTGAGGCTCTTGCTCAAGGTGGTGCTACCGCAGGTGAAAGACAACAGGCAGCCGGAGCGCTTGGAGAAATGACTTAATGAGTATTAAACGTCCTCGAACTAAAGATGATTCGACCCTTGCAGCGGAAGGTCTTTCTGACATATTAATGGGGATAGAGAATTCCATAAAGGAAAATAATCCTATTGGATTTGGTCAGGAACGCCTGAATGCGCAGCAATATCAAAAACGGCTGCTTGCAATGTCCAGACAGGAACGAATGCTGGAAATTCAGACACGCGGAATCGACGCAGTTACCAATGCGTTAAGGGGAATTTAAATGGCAAGAATGTGGATTACAGGAGAAGCTGGTGAAGGTTGGTGGGAAGAAGAATTAGACCCTGGCGGGTCTGCGTCAGCATCAAAAGTAGATCCTGTAAAGAAACCTGCTACTTCAACATTAGCGGTTGATCGCCCTGGTACTACAGAAAAAACGGGTGTTACAGATACCGCTGGCATGGCAGATGATTACGGAAATATATCTTTTCAAAACGGTGCGAACATGGGACCAGGGCAACCTGGAGGTGGCGGGAATTTAGCTGTTCAAGCTCCAAAAATGGGCGCTACAGATACCGCTGGCATGGCAGACTTTCAGCCTCCTGCTCCTGTTACCACCCCTCCTCCAAGTTATCTCGATATTGAAAGTCAACTTCCTTACGATGCAGGACCCCCTCCTGTTACTACGCCTCCTGTTACTACGCCTCCTGTTACTCCACCTCCTGCCACAAAGACAGAGACAGGGAAAGGAATTGGTGAATCTTCTGCTAAGTATCAAGAATCTCCGACTAATAAAGGACTTGATAAAGAGTACACCGAAATAATCGGAGAAGAAGATATAAATGCTCTTATTAGAAAATTTGAGAGTAATATCGCTTCCGGTACAGTCGGAGATATTCCTTCTCTTCCAACAATCAAAGTTACACAAGAGATTGACGGTAAAGAAGTTACGTCTGAAGAAGAACTAATTTACGGACAGGAAAGAGATCCATATACCGGAGGACCTTCAGGACTTGAAGGATACGGCTATATAGAAAAAGTGCCATCCGTCCGACCACAAACGCAGGAAGTAGATATATTTACACATGACGAAACGGGTGAATCCCTTTCTCTGGCGCAGTTAAAACGCCTTGAGGAATTTGCATTATCGACTACTGAGGATCCGCATTATGGATGGGACCAAAATTGGTCAGATGTAAAGTGGATGGACATGATGAGAACCCGTGGTGTTCCTAATTGGACACATTCAGTTGAAACTCTAGTAACAGAGACTCCGGTATTGGATCAATTTGGGAAGCAAACATTTGATGAAAAATTTGTAATTACTGCTGCAACACAGGCAGCAGGAGCAGCATACGAAAGAAGTCTTGAGCTTTTAGATATTCAAAGGGATTTTGTACAAAAGCAACAGGCATCCGTAAACCAGTATGAACGCGAGAAACTCTTTGAAGAATTCCGAATGGAAATCAGAGATAAATATTCTGAAATCGAGCAGGAACGCGCAAATACTCAGGCTGATCTTGATCGAGAAGATCGTCAATCGTTTGAATTTTTACAAGAAGGTCGTGGTCAACGCTTTGTAAAAAGCGAGCGAGAAGCCTCACAAGAGTATCAAGATGAAGTTCGCGAATGGGAAAAACAAACCGCAAAGGATATTGCTGATTACGAGCGCGAGCAAAATATAACATTTAATGAATCCGAACGAGCAGCTATTGATGAGTGGGAAAAACAGAAATTTGAGAGAGAGTTTGCTGCCAGATCAGAATTTGAAACAGATGAGCGAAAAGCTACTCAAACTTGGCAAGATGAACAGCGTGTTGCCGAGGAAGATTTTAGAAGAACAGAGGCACAGCTTGATCGCGATCTTACTACCGACGAACGTGTAGCTTCAGAGAATTGGCAGCGGACACTTCAGTTAGATTTAGACCTCGGAAGAAGAGAGCACGAGGAGCGTATGTATGCCCTTCGTGCTGATGCAGACCGACAGGCAGCCGAGGTTGCCAATCAGCGACAGCTTGATATGCAGACAATTCAAAACAGCGTCGATAGTTATGAGGCGCTGCTTGGAAGAAACTTCAAAACGGGAGAACGAGAGGCAGCAGAAGCATACGCAACAGCAGCCTCGGCTTTGGAAAATACGCGCAGGGTTGTTGAACGGGAAGATATGCAGACATTTACATCAGGCGAACGAATAGCCGGACAAGAGTTCCAGACTGAAGAACGGGCAACAGAAAGAGCATGGCAAGAACAAGAAGCTGATCTAACACGCCAGTTTCAAACCTTACGGGATACTACTGACTTTAATCGAACATCCCTTCTTGAATCTGCTCGACTTGGTATTGCAGATGCTACAAGCCCAGAAGGAATTGCAAGAGCTGTAGAACTGGCTAATACTGCACGTGATCGAGAGAAAACGCTTGCAGCACTTGATGTTATTGAAAGAATAGCCTCAAATCCTCAAGCTGCTTTTGCTTTATCTAACTCAGGGTTGCTCGGAGCTCTTGGAACAGAGTTTGGACTTGATCTCAGTTTCATTGGTGAAATGACTGGAACTCAAAGTGTATTGTCAGGGAACCTCTTACCACCAGCCAGTGATTTTGCAAGGATGCCAATAGATCAGCAACGCGCACAGTTGAATGCAATTTCAGCAGCAACAGGTGTATCTCCAGAAGATATAAGACTTGAGATCATACGACGTGCACAGGGCGGTGGACTTGCAACGGGTAGCGATGCTTATGCAACAAGGGTAACGGTCTAATGGTTAGATTTAAATGGCAAGACCCTAATTACGGCAGAATAGCTGGATATGGAATTAAAAGACCTGATCCTGTTGGATTGTCGCAACTTCAAAGAACTCAGCTCAAACCTTATGAAGAACAGATAAAAGCGTTAGGAACTGAAGAAGAAAAAAGGGCTTTTACAAGAAGTATCCTCGATGATACTACTCAACGTACACATGCGTATCAACAAGCATCATCAGATATGGTGCAAACTCTTGCCCTAACACGTCCTGAAACTCAAATAGATAGATACGAACGACTTACAAAGGAATGGGCAAAGCGTGGACGTGGATCATTGCCATTGACTCCAGGGACAGGGCTTCAAATGTTCAACGATGAGATTGAACGATTACTTATTGAAGTCTCAGATGACTGGTATACAAAAGTTAAGCCGTATGCCAGAGAGTATATGGCTGGACCTGGAAAATGGGAACTGGCAGGAGAATCCTTTAAAGCATTAACGGCAATCGCCTCTCCTGCCATTGGAGCTGCAGAATACGGTGGTGAAATTATTGGAGGCGAGATAGGTGCGCGTATTGGAGGTGAAAAAGGCAGGGCAACAGGACAGGATTGGGGCGAGATTATAGGTGGTATTGGTGGTGCAACAAGTTTAGTAAGAAAAGGTATTCCTGGGGCTATCAGGGCATTTAGAGGTTCAACAGATGAAGCAACAGCATTATTAAAGCCAGAAGCACGAGCTTTAACGGCTGATGGTGGCTTTAGACAGGTTGGCTTAACTGCTATAGATGAACTTGAGCAAAGAAAGACATCATTAATTAGGGCTGGTAAGAGTATTGGCACGTGGAAAACATGGCTTAATAATGAACAAGTCAAAATTGGCAATGATGCTACTACTAATAAATTTATTCTTGGACTTCATAAAGCCAAAACAGCAGTTAGAAAACAGGCAGCACAATATAAAAAAGAAAGAGCTGGCATAGCAGCTCACATGATTCATTATGAAGCTGATTTAGTTCGAGCATACGATGATATAGAACATGCGTTTCGTCGGGGCGCATCGGATTTGGAGATAGATGGATTCAAAGCCAAGATAAAGAAAATAACGGAAAAACAAAAACAGGCATTAAAAGGGGAATTCAAAAGAGTGGGGATGGATTTGCCTGACCACCTTACGATGGATGAGTCTGAAATCTTCCACATGATGGATAGGATTTCGGCTGCTGGACCACGTGGACTAACAAAAAAAGCAGCCGATAAAGTTACGGGTGGGGTAAAACCAGTTTATGGATCTAAAAAATTAGTTCGTCCAAGAGATGATGGGGCTGGACGTAAACATACGATTAAGGAATTGCGCGAGGCTGGCGACGAAGGTTCTATCAATTTAGATGATTTGGGTATCAAACTTGAAGATTCCGGTCTTGATGAACGTTTCTATCCTTTAGATATTCCGATTGCTGGTATGCCGAGCGGAGGTCCTGCTGCACAAATATATGGACGGTCCACTAAAAACGTAGTTCAAGTGCGTCGTGAGGAGTTGGAAGCGATACTATCACGCAACCCTAATCAAAGTACCGCTGCTGCTGGAAGGCGCATTGCAGATTCAATAGAAGAAGGAATAGATCCGACAACTGGTGATGATGTCGGGAGCTTTGGAACTTTCGGTGACTATATTGAATTTGACGACTCTGGCAGACTTGCAAATACTGTCGAAGATATATTAGGAAGGACTGTTAAAGATACCGAATTAATGTCCGATCTTGCCCCTAAACTTAGGATAGCTTCAGAAAAACTGGTTGCAGATGCACAGAAAAATTTAAGAAAATTAGACATCTTAGATGACGAGATAGAAGCGTTTAGGATACAACGTGGCATAAATCGTATTGGAACTCGCGAGCGAACTGAAATGCAGTTTTATGCTGATGAAATGCTGGAACGGCAAGGTTTACCAAAAACATTTACTGATCCAAGAACAGGTGACATAAAAGCTATTGGAAGTACAGAGACACTTCTTGACTGGCGAGATCCGGCTAATGTATCTACAAGAAATATATTAGATACGTTTGAAGTTGGGAATGCAAGACACGCCTTTATGAACATGATAGTAGGTAATAGAGTTCCTACTAAATATGAACAAAAGTTACTTGCAAAAGCACTTGGTCCAGGAGTAGAAGAAGCATTAAATACTTGGCGTTCTACTCCCGAAAGAATTAGACGATCACTTTTTGAAATTGCTGGAGCTCCAATATCACTTCTTTCCTCAATGGATATGTCAGCACCTTTATTTCAAGGTATGTTTTTAGTCGCTCGCAATATCAGAGATAGACAAACTTACAGTGCTTTTAAAGATATGGCTAAAGCTGCGTTTAGTGAAAGATATGCCAGAGATTTACAAAGAGCTCTTTATGACAAGCCGAACTTTAATAAATTTAAAAGGAATGGGCTCTTTATAAATGAAGGCTCTCTTGGAGCAAGAGAAGAAGCCTTTATATCTGGTTTGCCTCAAAGAATTCCAGGCATTGGAAAATTTATACGCGGGAGTGAACGAGCTTATTCAACATTCCTGAATCAAATGAGATACCACTATGTACATAAGGTTTATACAAGTTGGCAAAAATCAGCAATAAGGGCTCAACAGTTTTCTGGAGAGAGGTCATTTAGCAAGATTGTCCCTATAACTACAGAAGGGCTTGACGCTGCTGAAATTGCAGCTCGCACGGTTGACGACAAATATATTGGAGCGTTAAAAACAAGAAAGACTTTTTTGGGCGAAGTTGGTGTCGGACGCGATGAAAAATTATTAGAAGATTTCACAATAGGAACTATTGATGATGATTTAAGAAATCTCGTAAAACTTGCCAACTTTGCTACTGGTCGAGGAACTGGACTTGGGAACGAAACATTAAATCAGGTAGGTTCAATAACGTTTTATGCTCCACGACTCGCAACTTCCAGATTTAATCTTCTTGGACAGGGAACAAAAAATATTGTTGCGGGTTCTGATAACGTCAGAAAAGAAAGCGCAAAGTTACTTGTGAGTGGATTTGGGTCAATGATGGCTGTTATGGGTGCACTTGAATTAGGGGCGCGAGGATGGGCAAAAGCTACAGGTAAAGAAAAGCCTTTTAGCATAGAACTTAATCCCAAATCTACAGACTTTGCAAAAATCAGAATAGGAAGTACACGTCTTGACCTGTCAGCCGGATATTCACAGGTTTTCAGGTTTGTTGCACAGCTCGCAACTGAACAACGCAAAACAACCGGAACGGGTGCTGAAATGCCACAGGAATGGCAAACTACTGTTGGTAGATTCCTTCGGTCAAAATTCTCTCCTGCTATGGGAACGGCTTGGGACGTTGGTGAAGGGCAAACATTCCTCGGAGAAGAACTTGAAACTACACCTTCAGGTTTGAGCGAAGAAGCATTAAGAAGGCTCACTCCATTATTTATACAAGATGTATATGACATTCTCGAAACAGAAGGAATGACACCTCAAGGAATTGCACAACTTGGCTTTGGAGCTCCTGCTGCATTCTTCGGAGTAAGAGCAACTACATATAGGTCTACAGCAGATATAGCAAATAAATACCTTAAAGAAGATATTGTTCTTACCGATGAAAACGGAGAAAGAATCTATAACGTAAAAGACGAAAGATTAACTCCGGCACAAAAAGCACAGATTTTCAACGATCGACGTATACAGGCTGAAGCACAAGAATTAAATCGTTCAACTAAAGAAGATTTTATGATGCAAATGGCATCTCTTTCTGAGAATGCCCAGATAGCGAGAGATCAACGCTTCTTAGATCCTTCGCGTTCAAATCCTATGCCAGCATCAGAATGGCGCGAAGCATTAACCATTGCTTCTGTTCAAGATGCTGCTTATCGAGAAGTAAGAAAAATCTATGAAGGAGATATTCAAAGAGATCAAAAGTTTGGAGGGATAGTCGGCGTAGTAATGGACATCATTAATAAAAATGAAGTAGAGAGAACATCTGAAGAACAAGCTCTTGCCGATTACTACAGTCTTTTAGATGAATACACATTAAACCCTGAACAATTAGATCAGTTATTTGGAGAAAACTTTTCTTCTAAATCCGCTTCTGACCAAGAATTACTCCTAAGAGGACGATCCGGTTTTGATATGGAAGGGCTTATTGCTGCTCGCGACCAATTTATATCCAAATTAGGAAAGAAAGAACGTGATTTTGTACTAAACAATATTCATCCAAATAGAACTCCATTACAGGATGCTTATTACAAAGCACAAAAGTCATTATCTAACTATTGGGATATTCCAGAAAAAATAGCTGGAGGGAATGAGGCGTTATTTGCTTTATGGAAACAATTTGATTCTTTGCCTCCAAATGAAAAACGTATTTACGCTGTCCAAAACCCAGGTGTTATTCGATTAGATCGTATGATTTCTATTGAACGCATGAAGATGCGTAGGGAAAATATATCAATAGATGAAAACCTAGTAGCTTTTTATGACGCATCTCCAATGCACCATAGTTTAATAAGAGAAGGTCGAGGAGGAAGAAATAACTTAGCTATTAAGACAAGAGTGCTTTCTGGTATTGACCACAGACTAGATGAATCGTTAAATTTGAGAAGATTACAACGAAAGTAGTAGACTTGTCGTAAAAATAGCCCCTGCCCTTTCACAAGCGCACGGGTAAAAGTGGAGAAATGTATGGCAACTGAAGAACAAGCAGCAACCGCCGACCAAGCCGTATCTGCACAAGAAGCCAGTGAACCGGAGTCTGAATTAGAGAAATTACGTCAGGAAAATGCTGACCTACAGCAGAAATTCAAATCTGCACAGGGGAGGCTAAGAGTTTCTGAAGCTAATGCTGGTCATGCAGCAGAGGCAGAAGAGCGAATGACGAGTTACATGACTAATGCTCTAAGGACTGTGGTTGAGGAAGTTGATCCACAGGAACGGATAAAAAAAATACAGGAGTTGGCTCAAAATCAAGAAGCTGATAGACAGCTTAGAAAACGAGTAACAGCAACTCAAATAGAACTGGACAAACTTGTTACCGATAGCCAGGTCGATTGGGATAATGACCCCGATCTCGCTGACGCTAGACAGGCTTGGAGCTCCAGTAGACCTGAAGATGCGTTGAGGCTTGCCTCTTTGGTGTTACATGAACGTAAGTTGAAAAACAACGGTTATGTATCTGAAGAAGAAGTTGATCGCATTGTTGATACAAAACTAAAAAATGCAAGACAGAGTGATAATGCTGTCGATACAGGAAATTCAACAGTCGCTATAGGATTGCCAGATAAGAAGCCAACTAATGCAGCGGAGCTTCAAGAATATCTCGCAGTAGCCCGATCGAATGGAATTGTCATCGGTAAGCAGGAACGCAATGATCTTGTCCGAGGAGCCCTTTCGGGCTAAAGAAAAATGGCAACTGGTTTAACTGATACTGCTTCTACGGGCGCAGACGGTCTTATTCCAGAAGTTTGGTCGGCTCAGACTCGTGATTCGCTGCTTGCGAACCTCGTTGGCTGGAATCTTATCGACCGATCTTTTGAACAGGAAATGGCTGGACGTGCCTATGACACCATTCGTATAGATGGTGTTGGTGGTACAACTGATGACACCAGAGCGGGTTTTGACGTTAGTTCAAATATCACTCTTGGTGCTGGTGGAACTCTTACTGCTGAAGTTATTACCTTCTTAACGCAGGTTAGCTTGGCAGTTAACACGCACGCATATAAGTTCTGGGATCTGGAATTCGAGCTTGACTTGATGACTCAGATGCCTCTTATGGAGCGTGGCGCAGAGCGTACAGCTTATGTCGTTGCTCAAAAGGCAGACGATGACTGTAACGGTCTGATTGATAACTTCTCACAAACTGTTGGCACACTTGCTGCTGGTCTTACTGATGCAGATATTCTTCGTGGAGTTCAGTATTTGAATGACGCGAATGCACAGGAAGAAAACAGGGTTGCATTGTTCTCATCTGCCGAGCAGATTAACCTGCTTCAGATTGAGCAATACCGCAACTCCCTGTATGACCAAGCATTTACATCTGCTGCTGACGGTAAGTTCCGTGGCTTCTTCGGAAGCAAGTACGGCGTTGACTTCTATATGTCAACAAATACTGAAGGCACAAATGCTGCTGGACATGACAATGGAATGTTCCAACAGGAAGCTCTTGCAGGTGCAATGATCGACAACCAGAGAGTTGCAACTGACTACGAGATTACGACTGACTCATTCCGTCATGCTGTTCACTCGATTTACGGACTCATTGAAGTTCGTGACACTTCGGGTGTTTGGCTGAAAGGGAAGTAGGTCATCATGGCTGAAAAAAGTGGATACGGTATGGACGCGGTTGGCGAACGCAAGCCAAGTTCAATGCCACCATCAAAGTCTGCGCCCGACTCAGGAAATCCTGATGGACAATACAGTCAGGGATCTAGTGCTGCTGACGTAAATCAGAACAGCATCAAATCCTCTGACTCAGGAAGTCCTGCGAGCAATCACTAGATGGAAACATCAGATCATATTCGTCCATTCTTCTGGCTTCCGTCAGATATGAAGCATGACATGATTATTTCTGAAGTGGAAAAAATCATTAGTCAATGCTGGATTAACCTGGCGCGTCGGAAGAATGGGGGGTATGAGCCTGTACCGCTTCTAAAAGGGTGGCATTTAGATACTGTCACCAATAAAAAAATATTTTCTGATGGTAAGGAAATAAAGATTATGTGTGTGGGTCCAATCAGCGTGCCTGTAGGACACCAGATGTATAAAGAAGGACATCATGCGTATGTTCTTCGCTATCCTGACCATTCGTTTATCAGGTTTCAGCGAATAGAACGCAAAACGGCTGTGCAATCTTTGACTCTGCCGGATTCGATTGCTGCTGAACTTGCTGCAAAAGGTAAGTTCAAAGTTCTTGAATGGGATACAGATGAAGGTCGTAAGAGGTTTGAAGAATCCTTAGAGCCTGTAGCCGAAACTGTTGAAGAACGACAAGAAAGAGAATATATCGAAGAAACAAGGGGCGATCCGGTAAAACAGACCGTTCCTTATACAACCTAGCTTTTATACCCGCTGGTATGAAAGAGCTCAGAGCGACCTCTGGGCAAGGAGAATGAAATGGTAGATCGACTAAAACCTGATCTTACTACGCGAAATATCCGTAATGCTGGTGAATCTGTCAGGGTTTTGATTAGAGAAATCCAGGGTTGGGATACCGTTATCTGGGAAGATGACTTCCTCGGTGACTCCCTTGATGCAAAGTATCCTGCTGCCACTTCAGGTGTTGATGGATCTTTTGACAAAATTGCAGGTGGTCTTGGTGGTACTGCAACTATTGATGTTGGTGATGGTGGCACTTCTGCTGATAACGAATATGGCGGTATAGGTCTTGGTGGACTTGAGTGGAAGGGTGACAATAACTGTTTTGCTATCGCTCGTATCAAAATCAGTAATGTCGGGACAGTAAAAGCTGAATTTGGCTTTACTGATGTATTCAGTGATGCCGGAGCTGTAAATGACCTTGCAGCAGGATCTGCAACCGCTGGAGATGCAGCAGTGTGGGTATTTGACACAGATGATACTGCTACATGGCAAACCTTTGCTGTAAATGGTGGCGGTACTCCGCAGAAGAATGAAGCAAGCACGATTGTTGCCCCTGTTGCTGACACTTATCAATACATGGGAGTTTTCCTTGAAGGAAATCATGCTATGTATTCTCAATGGGATACAAGCGGACGCAAAATTGGTGAAGATCTTGTCATTGATTCTGCAATCGAAGGTGGTACAGCAGTTGGACCGTGGCTTTTTGTACAGAACAGAGGAGGGTCACAAGACCGCCTTATAACTATTGACTACTTAATGGTTGGACAACGCCGATCATAGGAGGTCAACATGGTCTGTACATACACTCGTTCTCTTGGAGAAACTGTAGCGGGAGCAACTTCGGCTGCCCTTGCTACTGTTACTCAAAAGCCAACATGGGCGCATGAGGCACGTATTACGGCTGATGCTGATTCAGGATATTTGTTATGTCCTGAGATTCGTAAATTATGGGTCTTTGACCATAGTGCAAGCACTTATACCGATGCGACAGATAACGCAAAGGATAAAACTACAAGCACGAAAGTCATTCTTGATAGTTTCGCAGCAGCAGACTTCATTTATATCGGGGCAGATCAACCGTTTAGGGGATTTGCTGTTGATGTAAGTGCTGCTAATGGCGGGTCTAATACGTCAATGACTGTTGAAACATCAGATGGCGATGGCACCTGGACGGATACAAGTGCTACTGATGGGACTGCTTCCGGCAGTAAAAGCATGGCGCAGGACGGATTAGTTACATGGACAATTCCATCTTCTTGGGTGGAAGATACTGTCAATGGGCTTTCTAATCTTTTCTGGGTTCGTGTAAGTGTAGATGTTGTTTTTGACTCAGAGGTTGAGGTGGATTCCATCACGCTTCTGAATCGTGAAACTGTAGCTGCACATCTGGATACTGCTACATCAGGAGCAGTAGAACTTGCAATGGGTGGTATTGGAGGACTCGAATTTACCGTAGCCTCTGGTACGCCAAACAACAGAATTCAATGGCTTGGGAGATAAGTTTTGGCTATCGTTCGTAAAACTGTTATTACAGGAACAGAACGAAAAAGAACCTTTACAGTCCTTGAAATTGCATTGATGGACTATAACGAGATTGACCCACCTGCGTCACAACAGGTGGGTCGATCCGTTGTGGTCAATATTAAAGATAAAGACAATAAAAACACGGAAGAATTTTTAGACTCGATTCTTGAAAAAGCTACAAAAGATATTTTAAAAACCATCAAGAAGCCAACTCTTGAAGATATTGCCAAAGGCAGGATGCAAGGCGATGGCTAGAACCCTCATACAGCTCATACAAAAGGTTTCAGAGATCATTGACCCGTCACATTTTATGACAGGGACAACAGCATCTTCAGGAAACTCCGTATCTCAGGTTTTGTCTACAAGCCTACAACGCTTCAATGATGATGAAATCATAGGCAAGCATCTTTACTGGAGCAGCGGAAGTCCTAGTCCTGACACAACAGTTGTTACTGACTTCACTCAAAGTACGGGGGCTGCATCTATTCGCCCCGACTTGGCTTCTGCTCCTAATTCAGAAGCCTTCTATGTATTGCCTTATCGAAAAGACATCATTGAAGATGCGATTGCAGATGCTATCTATACGCTCCATGACACCGGAGATCTCATTAGAGAAATCCAGATGTTTGGCATAGTGGCAGGTTCTCCAATCTATAACGCAGGATTTGATTACTGGACATCCTCAACTACTCCTGATGGATGGAGTAGGAATGGCAGCGCTACCCTTGCAAAAGAACCAGCCGGAGCTAATACATTCAACTCCAGGCAATCTCTAAAAGTAAGCGGGTCTGCCGACTATATAAAAATTGATGAGCCGTGGAAGTCATGGCTTGAAGATTTCAAAGGCGGGACTGTACGCTTCTATTGTCCTGCATTAGCGAATAACGCCTCACACGCACGCATAGCAATATATGACGGTAGTACGCTTACTTATTCCAGTTATCACTCAGGAAATGGTGGTCGTGAAATCCTTGATACAGGACACGTGACGATCTCCTCTACTGCAACAGATTTGGAAATCCGGCTATATAACGACAGTACCAATGCTGTTTACTTTGGTGATATGTGGATTGAAGGTTCCAATGTTTCTGTCAGAGAAATACCAATTCCTTTAGATTTCATTTCTGACATTTCCTTGATTGAATCTCTAAGTGCTGCTACACCTACAGATACAACCGTTGGTAAATACAGGCACATGGGAAGAGGTCGTGCTGTATATGACTTTAATATGTCTGACCATGTAGACCATGAAACAACCACACAATATGGTGTGGTTGAATTCACTGGTCGAATCAAACCCTCGAATCAAACAAGACTTCGCATTACTGGTTCTGGACAACTATCTGTGCCAGCAAGCGACAGCGGAGTTATAGAAGTAAGTCGAGTCGAGGAAATGCTTGTAGCTAATCTTTCAGGGGCATTACTTCTTGAAAGAGATGCCTCTCAGCGTAGCGATAATGTTGCTGAAAAACTCAGGATCAATTCAGGTGAACTACGCGCCAAGACAAGTGAACTTACACAAGGAATAGGAAACCGACGAGCCCAGCCTACACTTGCTAGGAGCTTGTAATGGTAACTGGTACTGAAATACATGGATCTGTTTATGACTTTGTTCTTTCAGATAACCTTGTTTCTACTACTGGTGCTGAAACCACAATCAAGGACGGACTTGCGACCAGAGGTATTGGCAATCACCACGGTCTTGTAGCTGTAACAACAGTTGGTCCACAATTCCAGCTTGGATTGATGCTACATACGGCAAGTCAAAACGAGGGTGGAACTACTCGTAAGCAGGTACAGGAACTACGGCTGCCACCGATTCCTCCACGTCAATCAACAGGCGACTATGACTTTACGCACACAGATCCTCTGACAAAGATCGTCTTTTCTCAGGATGATTGGAGCGGAGGTGGATTCCAAGCTGTATATGACCCTAAGATTCCCAATAAGTATGCAAACTCTAACGGTGTAGATCTTCGATGGGAAAGTATGGCTGTTCCTGGGATGAGGCTCGATCACGGGCACGGAGATGTAACTGAAGAGCCCGTAGTCTCTGTTGGCTTCCTTGTGCGTGATCCATCCTTTGAGAGTTCTACGCTTTCTACTGCATGGACAACTGTGAGCAGTCCTGACTCAGTGGCTTCTGTAACTACAGACCCACGATCCGGCGATAACTCAGCGCGACACCTGCGTATAGACGCTGCTGATTCTGGCGACGGTGTACAACAGGCTCTCAATAATCCAACCGTTTATCGAAGTAAACAAATTGTCTTTCATGGATATATAAAGAAGGTCAGTGGTACAGGCGGGGTACGTCTTGTAGTTGAAGATACTGGTGGGGCAAGTACAAATACTACTAATGGAACAATTGTTACTGATACTTCATATACAGCATCAAGTGTTACTCACACAGTAGATGGTAGTGCGACGGGTGTGACAATTAGAGTAGAAGCTACTGGTGATTGTGTGGTTGATGCAGATGACCTTGCAATTATTCCGACAGGTGGTGTGTCCTGTAAGGGAACAACCGTTTATGGTGATGCCTATTACGGTATTTTTGGTCGGGTTGTTGCTAAGTTCAACGGACAGAACGGTACAAACGGACCTCAATGGGATGCTGTATATATTCATGCTTCAACAGCAGCAACAGATATTGTCACCTACCTGACTAATGTATATGTCGCCTTTGGATCTGCTGCTGAATATGTATACGGTTCAAGTACAACTTGGACAGTTTCTACATTATCCGGCGACTCTAAGTATGCAGTTCATTTAGCTGTATCAAGAGCAACCTTGTGGAAATCGGAAGATGTCAACGAGATACGCAGTTCTACGAATCCTGTAAACGGAGGATCGTGGAGTTCTACTTATACGGTTGGCTCAACAGATCGAATAATCAACAACATGTATTCATTCAATGACACGATTGTTGTTGGTAAGGAAGATGGGCTCTGGTGGTACAGGCGTACCTATAACGACGGATCTTCGGCTAACGAATTCGTAAACCAGACGAATGAATACGATAAGTTCCAATCAACAGATAACTTCTCACAAGGGCAGGACTGGCTTGGCTGGCTGTGGCTGATAGCTGCAAACCAGAGTGTATATCGCACTAACCTGCAAACAATTCAGGACATTACGGATCACGTTTCAAGCCCATTGATTGATGAACTTTCAGGTCGGGTACGTGCAATAACGCATGATACTCATAACCTCTATATGGCTACAGAAAACGGTCTGACGGGCACAGATGGACGTACTACCCTCATTTCCCTGAGAAACACGGCTAGAGGCTTGGTCGCACACCCTCTGGACGAGGTTTTGATGACCACCGTTGAAGAACTGGATTCCGTATTCGTTACACGCGGGTCTGACGGAACTCGCCCTTTTGTATTCCTGATGGGACTTTCAGCAGGTGGCGTTACTGATTCTCAAAAAACATATGCGTGGTATATCCCTAAGGATTCTCAGTCTCCTGTGCAGTCGTCTGATGTAAAGACAAATCTGTATACAGTTTCTTTTGACACAGCAGCGTTTCATGGTGGCACCCCGCACGAAACTAAGTCCCTTGTATCTGCAACTCTCTGGTCTGACGACCATACATCTGAACAGGTGGCTCTTTCATTTGGGGCAGACGGACAATCCCCCAACGCTGTTTCAGCATTTACCTTCGATGGTCCAGATAATGTAGAGACGCTTTATTTTGAGGATATTGCCAATCCGGTCGTGAATGCTAAAGGGAGGGTATTCCAATTCAGATGGAGTCTCTCACCGGATTCAACCAATGCGATTCATACTCGTAAAATTCGTGGGTTTGCAGTTGAAATGACATTGCGACCAGAACGTGTACGAGCATGGCGAATGTTTTTTGTTGTAGGAGGTGCAAGATTAAGAAATGGAGCGAATCAAGATGATGTGATTGGGAAGTCTGAGATAACCTCATTACTAGGAACTCTTGAAGAACAGGGTTATCCTATTGTGTTAAACCATGATTTTGAACAAGATGGTTCAAATGAACAAGTAAGAGTAATCATACGTCCTGGCACCCTTCGGCAGACGTTTCAGTTTGACGACACGCCCGAAGGCAGCGACATATGGGAAGTTGTACTGCAACATGTTCCAACTTCTTAGGAGATTGATATGACCACAAAAGCAAAAGCAAAAGCAAAAGCACAGGTTGAAATACCAAAAGGCAATATAAACTTTGCTAACTTGCGTACCAGAGAAGATGTGTACACGCAGTTATATGAACGATATGTTCCACATGTGAAACTTTCCTCTTTGACAGAAGCTCAAAAGTTCTCGCTTGGATATGAGGGATTGCCAGTTAGTGTAACAACCGTTCCTGATCCTGACGTGCTTTGGGTAGGTCGTTTCCTTGATGGGCTGACTGCATTTGGTGTATTTTCAGATCGTCAGTTTGCAAAAAATATGATTAACAATATTCCGGCTGGACGCACGTTCAGAACACCTGGGATTGCAGGACGATTTACAGGCGGTGGAACTGTTCAGATGTGGTTTAAGCCAGTAGAACCACGCATAGAAATGATAAAAGCAGCTTCAACGGGTGTTTTTGATAGTGACTCTCAAATCAAAGACATGATTATGGAAGGCAAATCTCCAACTATAAGCATTGGCACCATCATCAAAGATGCTGAACCTGGGGAAATAAGAAATTCGCCGGAAGTTATTGAAGCCTCTCAGTCATTAGATGATGAAGAAGTTGATATGTGGGAAGCAGGACTTACTGAAAGCCAGTGGAATCCACGGATACGAATGGACAACCGATTCGGAATGCACTATCTGAAACGTGGAGATGAAATAACAATCGTAGGAGAAGGATTCCCTCGTCCTGGCACACCACATTTTGAACTCAAATGGAGATTGAAGCCTCTTAGTGATGGTCCATCTCTGATACAACAAGATTCGAGTGATAACGATACGATACAGCTCTCTAGTATGAGGGCGTAGGAGCCGGACATGCCTGAATTTGCAGGATTTGTATACACCGCTGCTGGTGCAGGCAACAGTGGACTCACTGTTAATCTGTATGCACGTAATGGTACGTCATCAGCAGTAGCGACAACGACGACAAATTCAGATGGTGCATGGACTATCTCTCACGGAACAGAAGGGCGATTCGACGTTGAAATAGTCGTCGATGACAACAACAAGTTCCGTATCAAGTATGACGACAAAATCCAGTGTGAGCTTGGTGAGTTTGGCGAGCTTTATGTTCGCGGTACGAATGATGCGTTTACAACGAAGTTCGCATCAACTCCAACTGCAAGCAGGACGATAACTTTCCCTGATGCTACCGCTACGGCGCTTCTAGGGGGCTATGCGAACACCAACTCTGGTGTAATGAGCTTTACAAGCACAGCTAACTCGGCTGCTGCTGTTTACCTGCGTGAAAACGGAGGCACTTCAGGAACTATAAAGATTCATGCAGATCAGGGAACTTCTGTCACAGAAGGCGCAGAGTCGATAAATATTCTCTCTGATCTTGGTGGAGTAGGAATACGATCAACAGCTAATCTGGCAAAAGCTGTCAATATCACCTCAGATGGTGGTACGACAGGCTCTATTGCTATATTCAACGATCAGGGTACATCGGTCACAGAGGGTGCTGAATCCATTTCAATCCTTTCAGACGCAGGTGGAGTAGGAATACGCTCTACGGCTAATCTAGCCAATGCTGTGAACATTACTGTTGATGGTGGCACAACGTCTACGATGACCTTGTTCAACGATCAGGGGACGGCTGCAACTGAAGGTGCTGCTTCAATTCAGCTATTGTCTGATCTTGGTGGTATCAATATTAAGTCCGGTCTTAATGCTGCTGACGCTATTCTTTTGACAGCAGATGGTGGCACGAGTGAGAAGATCAGAATTCATGCCGACCAGGGAACGGGCGTAGATTCGATCGAGTTAATATCTGACGCTGGTGGTATCGAACTCAACGTTGCATCTGGTGTAGGGATTACTGGTACTGCCATAAAAAATGAAACTGACCTTGGTGGAGGCTCTGCGTCTGCCGTTCATCTTGCAACACAGTCGTCAATCAAGACTTACGTTGATGCTCAAATAGCGACAGAAGATACGCTTGCAGAACTAAACGATACAAATATCAGCGGTGCTGCTGCTGGTCACTTACTTATATATGACAACACGGCAAGTGTCTGGGACAACGCAGCTCTTTCAGGAGGTGATGGACTTACCGCAACTTTAGGTGACGGAACGTTAGCACTTGCCTTAGATCTCAAGTCCAATGGTGGGGCTGTAATAGAGTCAAACGAACTTGCGGTTGATCTTGGCGCAAGCTCTATTACAGGTACTCTCGCTGTCGGAGATGGTGGTACTGGAGCTTCTTCACTTACTTCAAATGCTATTTTGACAGGTAATTCTACTTCTGCGATTCAAGCTGAAGCAGACCTAACGTTCAGTAGTAATAAAGTAATTCCAACTGCTTCTGCTCATGATGCTGCGGGAACAGCATTGACAATATCTGCGGGTGCTACTACAGCAGGAACTACAAGTAATATTGCAGGTGGAGCTCTCACATTCCAGGGTGGTCAGGGTAAAGGGTCTGGAGCAGGTGGAGATATTATCTTCCAAACTGCTAACGCAGGAGGTACGGGTAGCTCATTGAACTCATTAGCAACTGCCCTAACTCTTAGTGACGATCTTTCGGCTGCCTTTGCTGGTGCTGTAACTGTTGCTGGAAACCTAACCGTTAACGGAACTACAACCACAGTTGACACTGCAACACTGGCTGTAGAAGACCCCTTGATCGCTTTAGCTACAGGAAATGACGCGGATAGTATTGATGTTGGTTTTTATGGCAAATATGTAGATAGTGGCACTAAGTATGCCGGGTTGTTTAGAGATGCCAGTGATTCAGATAAATGGAAATTATTTGCAACAACTGGAAATAGCCATGAAGTACCGGGAACTACAGTAAATACAACTTCTGGGTTTACATTAGGAACCTTAGTTGCAAGTGCGTTTGAAGGCGACCTGACTGGCGATGTCACAGGCAACACAAGCGGTACGGCAGCGACAGTAACAACAGCAGCGCAAAGCAACATTACCTCTTTGGGAACGCTGACAACTCTTACCGTAGATAACGTAATTGTTAATGGCACAACTATAGGTCACACTTCAGACACAGACTTGCTTACTCTTACGAGTGCAAACCTAGCTGTGGCGGGTGACATAGAGGTAAGCGGTAGCGTAGAAGTAGCCACCATAGATTACACAGACGGTGACTTGGCTATGACAATAGCCGACGGTGGTGGAGTTACGTTTGCACAAGCATCTACTTTTACAGGTGGCTTCACTGCAAATGGTGACGTAAACCTTGCTGCCGAAAAACTAATAAAAATTGGTGGCACAGCAGAGGCACATGATTTTAGTACGGAACATTCGGGGCATGGAATAACCCTGACTATGGAAGCTGGCGAGACTTTGACGCTTGGTCAAGCCGTTTATGTAGATGCAAATGGTAAAGCACAACACCCGGACGTTGACGCTGCATCCGTAACAGGAAAGCCAGCCATTGGTATTGCAATGACAGGTGCATCATCAGGTGCATCTGTAAATGTAATGGTGCTTGGAATATTCCGAGATGCTACATATGATTTCACGCCGGGCGCAGCAGTTATTATGACTGGAACTGATGGTGCTTTAACAACTACTGCATCTGATACAGCAGCAGATGGAGATATAGTCCAAAGAGTTGGAATTGCTATAACGGCAGATATGTTATTTGTAATGCCAAGCATTGACGAAATCGAGCATGCATAAATGGCTAACGCAGTAGAAAAAGTAAACGGTATTGCGATTGCCAGTATTGAGGCAATCAACGGCAAGACGGATGACAACATCCAAGCGTTGAACGGGCTTGAGTTTACTGGTTCGACTACGGTTAGTGAGGATATGCCGCTTTCAAATGTACTCCAATACACCGTAATGACTAATCACTGGTCAGGTGGGTGGGTGTATAGAGATGGAGTCACTGACAAGGTGCTGGCTGTTTACAACAACCAGACTGGTGGTGGGATTATCGAAGTGATTGATGTTCCAGCCACGGCTTCAGCTACCCTTACCGTTGACAGTACAGCAACTCTCGCTGGTGTTGACAGTGGTCGGGAAATTGCCGTGGATACTGATCCATCGACTGAAAATGAAGGCGTTGCTGCATATCCCCTGTCATCTGACTCAGGGCATGGTCGGGTTGTGCGGGTGACGGTTTCAGAAGCAGACGAGAGTGTTTCAACTGGTACGGCAGTTGAGTTCTCTACTGAATATGCGTATGAGGTCTGCGTTGCTCACGACAAAAAGAGAGCTGGAGACTTCGTGGTGATGTGGCGAAATACAAGCCCATACGAGATGTTTCTAATAGCTGGTACTACCAGTGGTACAACTATCAGTCTGGGGTCTGCAACACGGATAAATAACGGGGCAGGAACACCATCAGATGTCTCTGGCTACTATCCAAGTATTGCAGCAGACCCGCATACTGCTGGCAGGTATGTCCTCCAATATAATGATACAAGCAACATAACCGTACAGGTAATTACCGTCAGCGGGACAACTATAACCTTCGGCGCGTCAGTTTCTCCAGGCAGTGATGCCGGATACACACCTACTAGGACAGGTGTTACGTGGGACAACCAGACTGCCGACAAGATTCATACGATCTACTCAGATGCGGAGAGTAGTAATTACTACCCAACTGTTGCCGCTGCGACAGTTAGTACAAGAACCTTGTCGTTTGGCACACCTGAAGTTGTTGAGAGTGTTTATCGTGAAGGAACTTCGATATCCAGTGATTACTTTATTGCCAATGCAGGGTTTGTAACTACTGAGATGGGACCATCAGGCAACGCAACAGTCAAGGTTTTCGCATGGACAGTTAGCGGAACGGACTACACGATAGGCAATTCAAATGTAGCCACCACTGATCCTGCAACTGTCAGGGGGAGTCAGATTGCCAGCCCATACACTGGTGGGTTACATCTGATTATGTACAAGGATAATACTTCATCTACCCCGAATTACGAAGGACGCCTCGCAACATACCAGCTTGGAGGCACGTACTAATGGCAAAAATTATCGTTCAGAATACTACCAACCGCGTGAAGTACATCCTTGCTGATAACCAGACGGTTGTTGAGAGGTCAAATGGCAGATGGTCTGTTTCAAAGCTGGGGTCGAGTGATGTTAAGTTCGGCATAGGAGACATGGGACCGGACAATTCTCAGGTAATAGAGAATGTCAGTAACGTACCGAATGGCGCAATCGGGGATCAGTACAATTACAGTTCAGGCAGGTGGACTGAAGTTGACGGATGGGTTAACCCTGCAACACAGGTAAACATTCCGCCGCTGCTATAAACAAGGAACAAGCATGACAACAGAGAACAACACAACAGAGCCCGTTACGACAATGATTGACGTAGAGGTGGTAAAGTCCGCTCCAGACAGTCCACCTGTTACTAAACTGGAGCGTGAACTTTGGATTGCAACAATATCTCGTGTTCGACAGGCAAATATAACTCGTATTGAACGCGAAGCTCTTGAGCCTAAAAAAAGTTCAAAGTCTAAAAAATAGGAAAAGTAATGGCGGGTATTATCAACGGGAGATTAACAGCGTCCTCTAAAGGGCGTGAACCAATACGGTTTACTGTGCTTCCAACTCCTATTAAGTACCTATTGTTAGAAGTCCCACCTGAAAACAAAGGTGATGTTTATATTGGTGGCGCTACAGTAGCCAGCAACAATGCTCCTGCTATAGCAAAAGGCACAACCAGAGAATTTACTTTCAGGCATGATGGCAAAGAGACTCCTGGCGACCTTTCAAATCTTTACGTAAACTTTGAGCATAACGGAGATGTTATAAACTATCTGGCAATAACTGTTTAGGAGGTTATTATGCCAAAAGGTAAAGGCACTTACGGGAGTAAAAAGGGTCGTCCGCCAAAGAAGGACAAAAAGAAGAAAGGGAAATAAAACGCACTGGTAGAAAAGTAACTAATACCAGGCGCAAGCGGAAATACTAAAGAAGGGCAGATATGGTAAATAAACCAGAACAGGTAATTACACACAAGTTAGAGACACCCGGTGTTGAAGAAGATACTAGCAGTCCTGCGAAGGCTCCTGCAACTAAGAAGAAAACAGCAACGAAGCGCAAGGCTAAAAGCAGAAGCAAGTCTGCGGTTGCAAAGAGCAAACGGCGCAATTCGCCTACTAGACCACTAGCACCGCCTCCACCACCACTAACTATGGAGGAACTCAAGGAGCAGGGTGTTCAAGCTAAACAGGAACTCGTAAACGCAGTTGTTGAACCCGCAGTCGAAGCTGTTGGCTCTCTGTCACAGACGATAAGGGACACGATTGGTGGAGCCTTCGCTGGTCTTCTCAGTCGTAAGCGCAGGAATGACTAATGCATCCACTAAGCTGGATGTTCAAATACTTTATCGGCGCGATTGTCGGAGCAGCCACAGTTGTTCAAGCTGTAAGGATTGCTAAGTTTGAATTGGGGAACACTGTTGAGGGAC